TTGGCGGTCATAGCGGTGGATGATATTTTGGTGGTAGTATAATTCGTGGACGTGGCCCATCCATGTAAGGTCGTAGCCTTCGGTGCTTGCGAGCAGGCGTTGGTCTTGGATGACACCCTTGGTGACAGGGCCTCCGCCTGCACTTCCATGAAAATAATGTGTCACGAAGTTCACCCCTCGAATATGGTCGTGCATGACCCGGATGTCAAGCGTACCACCGTAGCCACCGACCTCGACTGCTGACCCGGTTGCGTAGTTTAGGGTGCTGACAAAGCGTTGCAGGATGTCGGTTTCTTGATGCTGGATGATGCTTGTTTCGTGGTTCCCATAGCCAAGCAGCAGCAGGTTCTTGGCGTATGGTTCAAACCATTCCACCGCCGTGTTGACGATGGAATCCAAATAGCGGGCATTGTTGTGTTCCTCACGAATGTCATCCTTGCACCGCCTTGGGTCGCCCTTCCCCTGCATTAAACAAAAAAAGTCACCGTTGACGATGACCCCTGCGTTGCGGCGTTGTGCCTCCTTGAGATGATTGGCGAGTAGCGTCCTGTCACAATGGGGATTGTCCCAATGGAGGTCGCTAATTAGAAGAAATTCCTGCCCCGATTGGCAGGTAACTTCGTGGATGTTGCGGTGGTGCTTGGTTAGCGGTAGGAGCATCAGGCATTTCGTAAAGTTGCGTTTTCGGATTCAAGCAAATGGATTGTTTCCTCCATACACTCAATCCGCTCCCGCAAACTTACGATTTCATTCCTTAATTGCACCAACTCTTTATTTTGAGCCTCGGCGGTCACCTGCCACATCTGCAACACAGCTTGGGCTTGCTTGACTTGAAGCGAATCCGCTTGGAACTTGCCCCGTGTCAACCAAGCCACTGCACCGCCAACGACTGCGCTGATGGTGCCAACCAGCGAAGCCTCAATTAAATTCACGGCTTTGGAGCCTTATACTTGCTTACGGCCATCCATCCAACGGATAGCATTGTAATAAGTGCGCCAATGAGTTCTTGAAGTGCCGCTGCGTCCAAGAATCCTTTGGCGACAAGTGCGCCGCCGATGAAGGTGAGGAGGTGACGAAGAAGTGCGATGATAGCTGATTGCATGATGTTTGGAGTTTTAGGGTTGCGTTTGCGGAATAGTCGCATGGTTGTAAATGTTAAAATTGTAATTATGTTCCAAATTCGTTGTAGTCCTTGGTATATTGCTCATTCCATCCAAGAAAGGAATGCACACCAAGGGGCGCAGGCCAAACGATGTATGGAGTGAACGCTGCTGGTGCTGTGTCTTGGAATAGGATGTCGTAGCATACAAGCCCGTCAATCTCACCAAGCGGCACGGCGTTGTCAAGCGGTTGCAGGGATTGCATCGCTTTGTCTGCGGTGGCTTGGCTTGGGAATGCGTACTTACGGAAGGTCGGCATGGCTATGTTGTAAGGGATGTGAGTTCTGCGTTAGTTAGGCGGGTGGTGTAGAGTGCAATCGCTCTAAACATTGTTGGCCTTAATATGTGGCCGCCGGAAAATATAGAGCTTTTATTTATTGTTACATCTGCTAAACCCGCTGAGGAAAATGTGAAATTTGCCGTACTACTTACAATAAAATCACCGTTTATATACAAAGCTGAGCTTCCTGCTTGATATCCTAAAGCCATTTTTATCATACCTGTAACTGAGCCGCTTGTACCAAAAGTAAAGATGGCAGTTCCGTTAGCAACCAAGCCAACTTTTAATAAATTAGAAGAGTCCTTTATTATATTAATTTTGTTTGACCCTGCCCCTGACTTACGGCTAACAAAAAAAACCTCATCCAAAACAGCGTCCGATTGAAATTCAGCATAGACCGTACCTTCGGTCTGCCCAATACTTCCGCTGACCGCTCCGCTAACCACAACCACATCGGCGTTGCGGGTGACTGCTGCGGTTGTGGTGGGGATGTAGGAGGTCGCTACACTGCCTGTTTCAAATTGTGCGCCCCAAGCGTAAATACTTGTAGCCGTGTTGCCTGTATAATTTACATACCTTGTGATTGAATTGGTATTGTTGGTAAAAACAATAACAGGGCCGCCGCTATCTCCGCTTGCATTTGCCGTTTGAATTAATGTGCAACGATACCAACCGTTGCCGTAGTTAACAATACTTCCTGTGCATCCCGCCCCAACGTTTCCAACGGTGCCGCTTGTGAGGTTAAAATTTGCAAATCCAGCAAGACCCGTTGTAGAATAGGCAACCTGCATCCAATCAGGCGAGCCTTCGGCTTTTTTAAGAAATACGCTACCTGCATAAGTCGTACCGCTAACAATGCTCATTGTTTGAGCCAAAATGTGAATACCACTTGTATCGGTTTCAAAAATTTGGTCAGCCTTATTGCCTCCCGATGGGTCAGTTGTTCCTGTTACATTGCCACTAACTGTTACATTATTAGGCGACCACGTTGTAAGAAAGTTCTCGCTCTGCAAGCAAGAATTTATAGCACTCGGCTCCACAAGCAACGCAGGGCAACCGACCACCCCACCGCTATCTAAGTAGTCCAAGCGAGGGATGCCCGAAGCAACCGACTCAATGTACCCGCTTGCATTCACACGGGTCGCAGAGGTTGCACGAGTTACCGTAAAATCGCCAGCACCACTCGTTGGGATTTGCGAGTATATCTTACCCGACTTAAACCGAGCGGGTACAATCAGGAGGGAAGGAGTCGGCATCGTTAGAAATTAAATAGAATCGCAAAGCGAGTCAACAGGCAACCGCTGACCGCTGCCTCAGCTGTTGCCGCACCATCGGCAGAGGCACGAGTGTTGTAAGCATCCCACGCTAAACTGGCAAGCGTAGAACCCAACGCCATTGTGCGTGGGAATCCGTAGCCGTAGCCTATCAGCATGGCTTAGAGGAATGTATATCCGATGACGCTGCCTGCTGTCGGAGTGACCGCAGTAATCTTGCCGCCGTTTCTGCCGCTGATGACGATGCCAGCAGCAACCGACTTGCCACTTAAGGAATAGGCAGTCAGCAGGTTTTCGGAGTTTGTGCCAGTCAAAACTGAAAGCGTTGCAGCGGAATTGACCACAAGGAAGTCAAAGTTTGCACCTGTAACTGCTGCGTCAATGAATTGCATCGAGCCGCCTGAACCGAGCATTTGTTGAAGGATTGGAGTTGCCATTTTTATTGCTTTTAAGATAAATGTAAATTAGGTAGGAATTTCACAAATGCTGTGACCGTAGGGAATTACAAAGGTAAGCGTAGCCACCCATCCCGCTGTGCGGTCATCTCGGCTCTCTACAAACCTCGTAAGGCTGACGCTGGTATTTAGTGTCCATTCCTCGTTTGGGTCGTTTGTAAGCGAGCTAATGAAGTCCTGAGCGATTTGCAGTTGGTCGCTCAAAACCTCGTCCTCGTTATCTTGCCAACCCAAGAGCGGACTGCCCGAAACCACGTTGCCCATCGGTGCAATGGATTCCATCCTGTCGCTGAAATATACACCCACAACCAAAGAGAGAGTGCCAGCATCAGTAGTTGCTGATTGAACATCCGCAAAGACGAGAGGATAGACGATTCGCTCAAGGTTGGGTGTTCGCAGGTTGATGGTGTTGTCCGTTCCTATCGCTAACGGGTCGCCCGTGCCGAAGGAATTCACCTGCGGATGGCTGTTTGCAAGCGTCAGGAGTGCCTGCTTGATTTTTATCCAAGACATATTTTTGCAGTTTCAGTATATTTTTTGCGTGTGCGCCCATCGTCAGCAGTTGTTGCAGTAGGGGTCGTAGCCATACGGCCAAGGTCTATCCAAGCCAGCACCACGGCGCAGGGTTCTTGCATCCAAGGCCATGCCAGTGTTGTAGTTCGTGCCGTTGGGGTAGATGGTGTCGATGGCCGATGGTGGGGAGTTAAACAGCGGGTAATCGGTGCGGTTCTCCATGAGGTAGCGGGTAATGCGTTCGGAGTACCAGTCCGCATCGTTCTTGACTTTGTCGGTCAGGCGGGTAATCTCGTCCATGCTCATCTGCGTAGATTCCTCGCTGTTACGCCGAACCATGCCCTTGTTCATGTACTTGAAGGCAAGCACCATCGGGAGTTCGTAGTATAGCCATTGCACCATGGCAGGTTGGATGTAGTCCTCCAAGAGCGTGTTGTTCAGCGCAGTCGTTGTACCGCTGACCACCTGCGTGACCAATTCGCCGTACAGGGCAGAGCCGACAATCGGCTGAATCCGCATCTCCTGTACCTTCACGATGGTAGGCCGTATCTGCGTAAAGGATACATTCTCATTGATTACGCTATTGTCCAAGAGCGTTTGCTCGGATATAAATAGTGCCTTCATGCTGCGCTTATTTTGTTCCCTTTACGAATCACAATCTGCTGCTCCCATACGTGGCGGCATTGCGGGCGATTTACGCCATTCTTCATGTGATACCAACCGCCTCTGCGATTCCATACGGAGTAGCCCATGATGCTGCTGATGCCATCGATGTCAGCACGAGTGTAGACCTTGCCTTGGTCAGCCAAGTCCAGCATCACCTTGCAGAACTCACGGCTGGTGCTCTTGTCCGCATTGCTAAACCCGGCGGCCCATGCATATTTGTACCGCACTTCAAGCACAGGCTCGGCAGTTGGCTTTGCATCTTCCTTGGCAATCGTGTCCACGGCCTTTGCGATAGGGTAGCGGTCTTTGTTCATGAGGTAGGCCACACGCTTGCGGATTTTGTCTTTGCTAACGCCGAATTCCTTGGCCATCTCTTCCACGCTGGCATCTCGGTTTTTCTTCCTGTACTCCACAATCTTTGCATCCAATTCCTTCTCCTCCTCGCCAAGTTCGGCGAAGGCTTGACGCACTTGCGTGTCCAAGTCGGTGTCAAACCGCATTGCCTTGGAATGCATGACAACGTATTCATCAGCATTGCTGCCAAACTTGCTGGCGACAATTTCTAACAATTCATAATCTTCTTCATCATCATCCTCCAAGTCACTTTCATCGTCTTCTTCACCCCACCAAGGTTCAATGAAATTGCTAA